GGCCCTACAGGCTGAGCCACTCATCGAGGCTGGCTGCTTCCCAGATGGGATAGAAGTGCAGACCGATGGCGTTGCTGCTGGGAATCACAGCACCAGAGATGATGTTGTTGCCATACATCAGAGAACCAGCCACCGGCTCGCGAATCCCGTCAATATCAACAGGAGGAGCGGCGATAAAGGCAACGATGAAGCAAATAGTTGCGGCAAGCAGCGTTGGAATCATCAGGGTGCCGAACCAACCCACGTAGAGGCGGTTGTCGGTCGAGGTCACCCATTCACAGAAGTTGTCCCAGGCGTTAGAGCGGGACCGAGTAAGAACAGAAGCAGACATTTAACATGGTCGGGAAGATGGACGTAGTACTCGGCAACAGGGACGCGGCCATGAGCGACGTTGCCTACAGTGTTATCTTACCCGAACATTAGCTTCTGTAAACCTACAAGAAAGGGGAGCCGCAGCTCCCCAGTAGAGTTCAGTTGATGAACGGTATCTTCTTGATGAGGTTGATCACGGGCTCCATCTTCTTGAGGAGATCCTCGATGCGCTTGGCCGTCAGAAGGAGCAGGTCAAGCTTCTTTTCGAGAGCGTCGACGCGTTTGGTGATCGGCTCCAGACCCTCTTCGAGTTCTCTCTTGAGGTAGGCTCCCGGGTCACCGCCAGAGTCCGACGCGATCTTGGCGATGGAGCTGAAGTCCATTGGTCAGTCCTCTACGTGAACGTTGACTTCCACGATCTTGGCGTCACGCTTGGGGATCCGAAGGGTGAGAAGACCGTGCTTGAGATCGGCGCTTGTGCCTTCAGCGTCGATGCGCTGGCCGATCGTGAAATATGCGGAACCGCGAGGGGTTTCCACCGTGAGGCTGCGACCTTCGATGCGAACTTTCACATCTGCGGGTGCGACTCCCGGAACCTCTACCTCAGCGATTGCGGCATCGTCTTCCGTGGTGATACGGTAGTTCAGATTGTTCCGCACGTTCGACTGAGCAAGAGGGGTCTCGAATGCGTTCACCAGTTGGGCAAACTCATTGAAGAGAGGGCTACGAACGAGGTTGGTCATGGTAACTCAGGGCTCAGAGAGCAAAGGGGTGAGTTGAGCTTATGCGCTCACCTCTATTGTACCCAGTCACCTTAACGGTACACCACAGTCATCACTCTTCTCCAACACTCTGACCCGTGATGATCTGGAGCCAGATCTTGGCCTGCTCCTTGTCACCGGCCTCCTCGCCTTCCGCAAACCAGATGGTGTCAGGATTTTCGAACGCGGCTTTCTGTTGGTCGAAAGTTGCCGGGACCATCTTTCCGTCTTTCTTCATCGCGAACATCTCTTGGATTTCGTTGGGCTTGCCGAACCCGATCCTCTCGTATGCCTTCTGCCGAGCTGCACCGCCACCGTCACCGTCGTACGGGGAGGTCTTGATAACTGTGCCTTCGGGGAGCGAACGAACCAGCGCGTCGTACTGGGAACGAACGGCCATGGCGACACGAAGTTGTTCCTTCCTGTCTTTCACAGTGCCAGTGTCGTACTTTCCGTTTACTCGATAGTTGAAGCCGTTTGCCTGGTTGAAGGTGGTTTGAATTGTGTTCTTGCCCACCTTCTGAGTCAGTGTCAGTTCCCCGTTTTCCTTGTCGACAGAGGCTTTTACGTTGGCTGGGAGGTTCGCTTTCAGGTCCTGTACGAACTTTTTGTTGGTGCCCATTCGGGAAATCTCAAGATCCGCGTTCTTGTCCGCTCGCTGAATGGCCTTGAACAGTCTTTCCCTTTCTTTCGGATCATCGCTTCTTGTTAGACGATCTCCGAGGATCTCTTTGTAGCCATCTCGTGCTTCTTTGACATCCTTTTCCGAAGGAACTAGTGAATCGAGACCCTTATTCTTACCGCCGAGGAGTCGATCCTTCAGCCCTTTGAGTCCCTTCCTCTCCTCACGTTCTTTCGGCTTATAGCCCTTCTCTTCCGCCTTTGGTGGCTCGTCTGGCTTCCCTTCTTTCTTCGCAAGGGCCTTCTCAACGACCGCCTTCTGCGCCGGCGTCGCTTTTGGACTTGCCGCCAGCTTCTTGAGCTGCTCGGGTGTCGCCTTTTCGAGGGCCTCCTTAGCCTTTGCAGACTTGGGCTGAGCCGCCTCAATCTCCTTGGCTCCTACCTCCTGACCCTGCCTACACTTCCCAGACGTGCCGTAGAACGAGCCATCAGGCCTCTGGCAGCGGGCAAAATCCCAGACTACCTGGGCCTTCTCGTTGAATCCACCGTAGGACATGTCAGTTACCAGTCTGCTTGGAACACTGTTCGGCGCGCTTCTTGGCGGCGTCCTTCACCATCTGAGTCTCAGGGGTCTCAGGCTTGTTTGGCTGGGTTGGCGCTGTCGGAGTGGTGGGTTTGGCCTCTTCCTTCTTCGGCGCGTTGGGGTCTTTCTTCTTCTTTGCGGAGCAGGGCGTGTTCTCGATGCCCTTCACCGCGTTGGCGGCAGTCACGGCCGGGTCGGCGAAGTCGACGCTGCACTTCCCTTTGCCTGCGGTCCGGCTGCCAGGAGGACATCCCTTCTTGGGATCCTTGTCGAAATACTCGCGCTTGCCTGCCTTCGGGTTGCGGCAGAAGCCAGCGCCTGCTGGTTTGGTGCCCGGAGGGCATGAGCCCTTCCGAGCGCGGATCATCGCTCCCTCAGCGTGAGGGACGGTCGGGAATGTGGCTTGGAGCTCCTGGTCGTTTTGCTTCCGACGTCCAGAGGAGCCCTTCTGTTTCCCTGGTGTGGAGTCAACGTCGCTGAGAGGACCCTCGTCGGCGTCCTCCGCAGCGCGCTGAGACTCGATGAAGTCGGCGATGGCCGAAGCTGCCTCCTCAGAATAGCCCATGGCGATGAGACGCTCAGCGTGCTTCGACTCGGAGATTCCGATCGCGATCGCTTGCTGGCGGTTCTTCACCACGGGACCCTTCTTGCCCTTCTTTCCGGTGCCTGAGTGGAGTGTGCCATGCTTCCATTCGTGCATGACTTTCCCCATCTTGTCCTTGTGGGCGTCCGCCCCGTGGCCGGGAGGCAGCTTGTCAGCCATCAATCTTCCTCAGTCTGAGTCCGGGGTTGTGCGGGAGGAGCCTGAATCAGGTCCACTTGTTGGATGAAGCTCTGCAGCTCCTGAGTGGCGTACTGCAGTAGGATCTGGTTCTTGCTGGCTTTGGCGTCGGCGTAGGCGTCGATCAGTTGGGCCAGGGCTTGCTTGAGTTCCATGTCAGGGTTTTGGTGTACGAGTCGTGGGTGGGGTGGGGGTGGGGGTCTTCTCCTCCTCGTCGGACTTCTTCAAGACCTCGACTCCGAGAGACCCCAAGGTGCTAGTGAGAAGGCCCGCGATGAAAGTGGCGTCCATCTGAGGGAGGATCTTGGCGTAGTAAGCCGTCAGGAGACCCGCGGTCCAGACTACAACGCTCACTTTCATGATGTTGACTATCGGCATGGGTTTTCGCCTGTGGTTGACCCTCTTCCGAGGCAGAGCCATCTTCCGAGCCATCTAACTTGGGGTGTTTTACCCTACGGGCGCGGCCTCACTTGGAGGCCTGGATGAACCATCCCGATCCGGGACCTTCCACGGTCCAACGAGCAGCGATTAGCTTCTCGCTGTACTTCTTGTGGTTGCCGTCGGTGTTGGGGTAGGTACCGCTGGCGTTGTCAATCTCGCCCCAAGGGTCGTTGACGATGTAGTCAGATCCGTCCTTGCCAATCACAATAAGCCAATGGCCACCGCCACTAGGAGCAGAAGCAGGACCGTGATGGAGTATCCCAATAGGGACGGGAATACCCTGTCCCAGAAGAGCGTCGAGAGTGCCAAGTGATCCGTTGGTCTTGAAGGAGGCAGAGATGCCAAAGTGTTTCAGCGTTTGGACTTGGACGCCAGCATCGGTGCTGTCGCCTCGGTTGAAGACTTGCTCGACGTACTTGTCGTCGCCTTTGGCGCCAGGAAGTGTGCCAGGCTTGAGAAACTCCGTGAGCATTGCGCAAGAAGAACTAAAGCAGGTCCGGCTGGCATCACGGTAGTTGTCTCGCTGGCTGAAGTAGGGGACTTCCAGAACAGGGGGAGTCGGTGGCTTGGTACGGTAGATCTTGACCCAGTTGGCGTCGTCGGTCAGAAGGTTGGGGTCCAGCTTCTGGATGGCGGCGAACAGGTCGTCGTAGGCAGCCCGATGCTTGGGGTTGGCGGTGTCGGCGTAGAAGGCGAAGTCGAAGAACTTCTTGGAGTCAAATGAGGCCATTGTCTTTGCAGAATGTGTTGACGCGGTCGGTGAGGGTGACCAGAGCTTCGGTGGTTTGCATGAGCATCTCTTCCAGCTCATCACGTGAGAGGTCTTTCAGACCGCGCCTGATGTTTTCAAGCCGTAGCTTCTTTTCGAGTGGGAGATCCATAGACGAGCGATCGCAGTTCCTCAATCTTGTCGCTGGAGTAGGTGCGTTCCTCCTCAGTGAGTGGCGCGTTGTCCACGTACTTGAGGAGAGTGTCCAGCTCCCCGTCTGTGAGGGAGCGGAGTGCCTCAGAGATCTCTGGTGACGTCATGATCTGGCGCACCTCGTCGTGGTCGTAGACGAACTCACGCTCCCGCCAGCCCTCAGGTCGGTGGTCGTAGGAGGCATGAACCTCCGCCCAACTCAGCTCGCAGAGAGCGGCTTTCTCGTCATCGATGTTGAGGATCTCGATGGCTTTCTCGTATGGCACTCCGTCGTCAAGGAGCACCTTGAGTTTCTGGCGGTACTCTGGGATCCAGCGAGGGAGCCGGACCATGCGAGAGTAGTCACGCAGAGCATGCATGATATAGCCTCGGGCGGTCACCCAGGCGTACGTACTGAACTTGATTCCCCTTTCGGGGGAGAACTTGGAAGCAGCAACGCAGAGAGCGAAGTACGCGACCGATTCGAGATCTTCTTTGGTGAACATGCCCGTCCACCCGCCTGTCGCACAGTTGGCTTTGAAAGCCAAGTGGCCTGCTATCCACCGATGCTCCTGCACCAATCGTTGTTGGGCGAGGGTCAAGGGCGGGTACTTTTTCTGTCTCCGCTTCCCCATACTACGCGTGGCAGGCTTCGCATTCGGCCGAACTGGTGTCTTGAGCATGCAGTGATTTCGAGTTGACGTAGTCGGTGTAGCCCCCGATGTGCTCACCGCGGACCCAGAGTTGAGGCACAGTTTGCCAGTCGGACTTCCACACCCCGATGCTCATCGCCTCCTCCTTTGTGATCTCCTTGTAGGTGATGCCATCCTCTTTGAGGAGGTCCTTGAGGCGATCGCACCACGGGCACCCTTCACGGGTGACAATCATGGCGTCGGAGACTTTCTTCGTCAGCAGGGAGCTGGACTTCAGGTAGTAGAGGGACTTGAGCCCCATCTTCCACGCTGAGAGGTGGAGGCGGAAGAGGTATTCGGCACTGCACTCGGGATCGACGAAGAGATTGAGTGACTGGCCTTGGGAAACAAACGGCTGGCGGTCGGCGGCTTGCTTCACGAGCTCGAACTGATCGATCTCGCGAGCGGTGAGGAAGATCTCTTTCTCCTCATCACTGAGGATGTCGGAAGGGAGATGCTGGACGCTTCCTTTCGCAGCTAGAATAGAGTCCCACACGTCATCGGAAACCCCACGCTCGCAGAGCAGCTGCTCAAGGATCGGGTTCTTCCTTACGAATGTGCCCTTGGCCTGCTTCGCTACGAAGAAGTTCGCATCAATCGGCTCAATGCCCTGACTAAACGCTCCACTGATAACAGAATTAGTCCGAGTGGGAGCAATAGCAGTAAGATGAGTATGGCGCCGACCGGAGCCAATGCACCATTCGGGTTCCCCAAACCGTCCTGCCAGTTCTCGTGATGCGATCTCTGACTCCTGGCTAATCCATTCGTGACATTCAACATTCAGCTGACGAGCTCCTTCGGATTTGAATGGGAGACCACGTTTCTGGTAGAGGGTGTGGAGACCCATGGTGCCGAGGCCTAGTGCCCTGGACTTTTCGGCGAATTTGAGAGCCCGCCCCATCCCGACTCGGTGCTGAGCCTTACGAATGAACTCTGAAACGACTGCATCGAGGAGATGAATCGCGAGTTGGGGGACTGTACGTCCACTAAGATCAGATTTCCAACCACTAAACTCGTCATAGCGGCTAAGGTTGAGGCTGCTAAGGACGCAGACGAACGTATGATTTTCATCGGTGTGGAGGAAGATCTCAGAGCAGAGGTTTGAAGTCTTTACGGAGAGGCCGCGGTCAGTGTAGCATTGCGGGTTCTGGCGGTTGGCGTTGTCGATGTAGACGAGGTAGGGAGAGCCAGTCTGAAGACGGGTCTTCAGCACCTCACCGAAGAGCTCCTGCTTCGCAGTGTCACCGGCAAGCATCGCCTCGATGAAGGCGTCGTCAACGGTCAGTGCAACGTTGCTGTCGATGAACTTACGCGGGTCACCTTTCGAATGATCCTTCGCCCGGAGGAGCTCCGGAACGTCTGAGTGGTCGATGGGGAGGTAGATGGCGAAAGAACCGCGGCGTACTCCTCCTTGGGACACCACACGAGCGGCCAAGTCGTACTGCTGTGCCCAGGGGACGATACCAGTAGATTTGCCACCACCAGAGATCGGAGCACCAGCGGGACGGACATCACCCATGTAGACACCTACTCCTCCTCCGTTTTTGCTGAGTTGGGCGACCTCTTTGAGGTGACTGTAGATGCTACTAACGCTATCACTGAGGTGTACTGAATAGCAACTAATTGGTAGGGCTCGACTCGTGCCGAAATTAGCAGCAACGGGAGAAGCGAGGCCAATCCAACCGTTCCATAGACACGTAAACAGGTCGTCAAGTAGTGTCTCATCTTCGTTGATTGTGGCGGCGGCTCTGGCTACCCTCTCGAACATCGCGCGAGGGGTCTCCCCCGGCAGGAGGTAACCCGCCGAGAGAGTTTGCATTCCCTCGTCCGAAAGCCACTCTGGGGCGACTTGTGTGTGATCGGTCATGCGAGGACGAGATTGAGGTTGCGGAGGTTGACAGAGTTGAAGTCTTGGGTTGGCTTGGCGATGTAGTTGCTGCCGTCCTTGGACTGAGCGAAGAAGTCGGTGCTAGTCACACCTGCCATCAGCGGGTGGAACCAGTCCTTTATTCGGTTGGCGCCCTCAGCATCAAACATAAAAGCGCGATCGACATCCAGAGCGCGAAGGCGATCATTAGCCCGGTAGAGGATGTACTGCTTGAGGTCATAGGATGTGATGTTCACGAGGGAGCGATTCTCGAAGATCTTGTCGATGAACGCATACTCGTTTTGCACCACCTGCTGGAACCCTTCAAAGATCTCGTTGATCTCTTCTTCAGTAAGGGGCTCCTCAAGGACTAGATCCTTGAACAGGGCAATGCCGCCATCGCTGTGTTGCTGCTCGTCAAGGGCGGACCACGAAATAATCTGTGAGATACCCTTGTACTTCCCACTCAGGTTCAGCGAGAGGAGAGCCGCAAATGAACTGAAAAGGCTAACACCCTCTCCAGCACCACTAAATACAGCAAGAGCAACCTTGTCTCCTCTCTCAGAGAGGAAATAGTCAATCTTCTGTCGTGCGACGGGGTCACCGAGGAAGGCTTCAAACTCATCGATCCCCAGGGTGTCAGAGAGCAGGTTATACGACTCTGCGTGGATCACCTCTGAGAAGGAGAAGGCGCGAGCCATGGCGGCGATCTCGTGCTTGGGGAACATTTGAGGGATGCTCGCCCAGTGGTCACCGATGTAGCATTCCAGCTGGGTGAAACCACGGAGGATGCCTCCGATGATCTCACGTTCGTCTTCGCTGGCGTTCTGCCAGTCTCGGATGTCTGATTCAAAGGAGACTTCCTGTGGTCTCCAGACCGAAGCCACCGCTTTCTGGTAGACTTCGAAGTATTTGGGGAACTCGAATTTCCCGTTGACTTTGTAGGGTTGCCGGTAGGACCTGATGCTCATCCTAGACTTTCGTTCGCTTGAGCGCCCGCTCTGTCATATACTGTTCACGGACAGGGCGATGCACAGCCTCGTCCCACCACTCTGGTGGCTCGGTGTAACGCCAGACGGCGTAACCCTTGGTCTCGTTCAAATAGCGCCGATACGACCCGACACGGTCGTCCTCATCCTTGAACTGGGCGGGCATGGCCAGCGCAAAGGGAGTGTGGTGCTTGAAGTGTTCTGATGGGAGTCCGTGCTTCTCCTCGTAGAGGTTTGCGATCTGGAAGAGAGCGGGCAGAACCCCATGGTTTTTGCCGTAGCGCTCTGTGTAGGCACCGCAGAGACCGAAAGCGTGGAGCAGAAGCCACGCAACGTTAGCAGGATCCTCGTACTGCCACAGAGTGCAGGGATGATGAGCAAAGCCCTTGGTTCCGTAGAGGGAACCATCGGGCTTGGAAATCAGCGCGCTGTGGGTCTTGAAGGCCCACGGACACAGCATCTGGAGTGATTCGGTTGGCATCTTCACCACCAGCTTGTCAGGAAGAGCTCTGGCGGCGATGATCGGGTCATCGTCAACTGCGAAGATGTTCACTAGGTGGTTTGCTTGGCTCTACCATCATACCACAGATAGAGCCAAAGAACACCTAGCTTTCCATGCGAGCGTACTCACGCATCTTCTTGTCCCTCTCCTCGACCTCTTTGATAGTCTCTTCGAAGGCCTTCTGAATCTCCCGTGCCTTCTTCACTTGCTGGCGATGAGCCAGCGAGCCGACCACCCATAGAGCTCCGAGTTGGCCGAGGAATGAGGCGACGAGAACGGTGAGGAAAGTCATGCGTTGTAGTTGGTCTCGAGGAAGTGTTCGATAAACGCCTCCATGCTCTCGGCATTGCGGGCGTCCTCGATGAAGCGATCTCGGGCGTCAGCCTTGATCCCTTGTATCATAGCAGCGAGCTGACGACTGTTGTTGGGTTCGTTGATGTTCATGGGTTGATGAGTTGCGGGTCGAGAGCTGTGATGAGAGCACCACGGTTGAGGATGACGAAGTAGTCTTCGCCCTGGTCAGACATGGGGACGCGGTAGGCGTGGTAGCCCAGGGCAGCGGCAGCGTGGCCGACATCGTTGAATTCCACTCCGTACTTGTCCCGAGCTCCTTTTAAGACCTCGAGCCTCCAGTCGGAGAACCGGTTGAAACGCTCGTCCATGCTGCCCTCACCAAAGTCTTTGACGTTGGCGTCATTGCGGAAGGCAAAGGCCGTCACGCGTTGGTCAACCTTGCCTCCAGAACCAGCATAGCTGCGAGCGGTGCCTTGTGGGATCTGCTCGGCCAGAGACGACCGAGCACCGGGCGCTGTCGCAGCGGCGTAGGTGCCGTTGCCGTAGATGCCCTCACCGGGGTAGTGGGTGTCCCCGTCCTTCCCCAGACCTTTGAACTGGTCTGTGAACTCCGGTGTGGTCACACCACGGTACATGATGATGGGCTTGTTCGTACCAGGCTGCTTGAGGATGTCATCGCGGCTCTCGAGGTCGGCGCGGGTGGCGACGAGTACGGGCTTGTCGTTGAAGCCCTGAGCCTTGTAGATGTCTCCGAGCTGCATGAAGTCACGGGAGCGCTCCAGACGGATCATCTCTCCGTTGAGCAGCGAGTGCTCGTCGTCGATCTTCTGGTAGCCCTTGGCCTTGCGCTCCTCCCACGGGAGCTTCTCAAGCTCATCGAGCTGCTTCTTCAGCTCATCCCGCTTCTGCTTCTTCTCGAGGTACTCGGCGACTTTCGGGCCGAGATCTGCGGCAGATTTGACTGGAGCAGTCGAGCCAGGCGTCGAGTTCCTCTTGGGACCTTCCTGCACGGCTTTCAGCATCTCCTCAGTCCTGGCCTTGGCGGCAGCGATCTCACCTGCTCTCTGCTCACGGGTCGCGGCGAGCATCTTCATGTGCAGAGCGCGCAGGCCAGCGTAGGCGGTGCGATTCTCCAGGTTGTTGAGCGTGGGATCACTCAACATGAAGCTCTTCATCATCTCGAGGTTGGACTCGACCTGCTTCAGATGAGCCTCGTTGGTGAGCTGGTACTTCGCCTCGTTCTTCTTCAGAGCGGCATCGATGAGGGCCTTCCGTTGCTCCTTCGGAGTGTTAGCGAGTTCCTCCTTCACCTGGCGGATCTTCTCCTCGCGACGCTCGGCCTTCAGCCGCTCGGGCATGCCCTCCCGCAGCTTCATGGCCATGGCGTTGCTCTGGGTGATGCTGGGGAGACCAGCCTCCTTGAGGCGACGGCGCATCTCGTCAGCGCCCGGACCTGTAGCGTACACTTTGAGGCCGGTGGCTTCGATTTCGGCCTTGATGCGCTTCTGTTCAGCCTCGATGACCTTGAACTTCGCCTCCTGCTTCAGCCACTTCTCCTCAGCCTTCTGCTCAGGGGTCTGCGCCTCCTTCTTGGCAGCAGGCTTTGGCTCCGGCTTGGCGGAGGGAGCGGGCTTTGCTGACGGCTTCGCAGAGGGTGCCGCCTCACCACCCTTCTTGGCGATGACCGCGTCGATCTTCACCTTCTGGTAGTCGTAGAGGCGGGGATCTTCCCTGAGCTGCTTGAGTTGGGATGTGGTGAGTGCCATGAGGGCCTTGTCCGTGCCCACTTTCACTCCACCGAGTTTCACCTTCCCGGCTTTCTTGGAGGGATCTGCTTCCCTCGCTCCGACTTTGTCGCCGATGCGACACGTGCCGCCAGTCCCGTAGAAGGAACCGTCAGCTCTCTGACATCTGGCGAAGTCGAAGTAGCCTCCGTCAGCGGTCTGTCTGTAGACTTCTTCGAGGTAGTTCATCCGCGCTCTTTGATGATCTTGTTGATACGGCGTGCCTCAGCCTTCTGAGATGGGCTCATCTTTGCTCTCTCCTCCCGTCCTGCGGCCTTGCTCCACCGCTCATGCTCCTTCATCCAGGCGGTCTGTGCGCGGTCAGCCGCTGTGCTGGCTTTATCCCACGCACGGCCAGCTTCCATGCGGCGCCTGCGGGCTTCTGGGCTCTTGTCACCCTTGGTCTCTTTCTCGGCCTGCTTGAACGCCTTCTCTGCCTCCTTGGCTGCGGCGCGCTTGGCTTTAGCCTCGTCGAAGAGTTTCGCCTGGCTCTGCTTCAGCTCAGCAGATGTGGCGCGAGGCTTGCGAGCGGGCTTAGCTCCCCCTGATGGCTTGCCAGCCTTAGGCTCCTCTAGCCCCTTGGACTGCTCAGAGCCTTTGCGACATGCGCCCTTGGTCCCATAGGCAGTGCCATCGCTACGCACGCAGCGAGTGAAGTCGTATGTGCCTGCCTCCTCGGAAAACTCGTCATAGCCGCGCTCAGATGCAGCAAGTTGGAAGAGGTAAAGAGCTTCGTCAGAGAAGCCTCCTAAGTGGGCCATGAGCTTACATTTAGTAGTTCACTTTTACCCTGTTTTCTGGACCACTCGGCAGAGAACGCTTCCGTTGCATTCTCACTAATCCAGAGATAGTTCTCACTCCCAACTCAGGATGCTGCGGATCACTCCACACTGCCGAGTTCACATTCATTATGTTCTCCCTGGATTTAGGTGATCTTAGGTGACTTTGACTTTGTCTCTCTTTCGTTTCTGCAGTCCTCTTTTCTCCGGTTCGGTTTTTATTCCATTCCATCATTCTCGCTTTGCGCTCTTCTGCCGTTTCCCTCTTTTTAGGTGGTTTGGTACTTTTCCTACGAGAGATAGAGCCGCCTCGCGCGGCATGCTTCACGAACTCGTCGTCGTTGTGCCATCCATGAGAGTGCATTGATGGCGAGCACACATACAGATGCTCTGGTATGTTTCGCCCTCCCTCACTTCTTGGGGGGTGGTGGTGTACATGCATTCCTTTCATTTGCTCATCTGTCAATCCCCAATGATTTTGAGCAACTTTTCGATGGTCTGTTTTCTCCAAACTGACCACAATAGAGAGAATTTCCATATCAACAGTATAGCCGGTTCACGGGTAAAAGAGACTCATGGACAGGATCCCTCGCATTGACATAGGCGGAGCGAAGATCGACAGATTTCCTCCGCCGGTGGTTGAACGCCTCCCCGCTCCTGCGGTGGAGAGCCTTCCCTACCCGACTCTGAGAGTTCCTCGGCCAGTGGTCGAGATCCCGAGTGTCAGGATAGACTATCCG